GTTATTTCTTAAAGAAGATAATCCTATTGCTGTGTTAGAATCTCCAGAAGTATTGCATCTTAACGTACCTTGACCTAGAGCAGTATTATATAGTCCTGTATTTACACCTAACATGGAGTTGTCACCTATAGCAGTATTATAATTTCCAGTTGTATTACCACATAAAGCACTGTTACCTACTGCCACATTTTGTGTACCTGTAGTATTAGAATAAAGTGCTGTATAACCTACTGCTGTGTTGTTATCTGCTGTGGTGTTAGATTGTAAAGCACTTTTACCTACTGCTGTGATTTTACAACCTGCAGTATTAGTAGCTAAAGTACATCTACCTAAAGCTAAGTTATCACCACCTGTTGTATTAGAATCAAGTGCAAGTGAACCTACAGCTACATTATTTTCACCTGTAGTATTAGCTTGTAAAGAACAGAAACCTACTGCTGTGTTGTTAGCACCTGTCGTATTAGCATAAAGTGAACAAAACCCTAATGCTGTGTTGTTGGAAGCTGTTGTATTAGAACGTAAACTTCTAAATCCTAAAGCTGTATTACTTGCACCTGTCGTATTAGAAAATAAAGATTCATTACCAAAACTTGCAATAGAATTACCTGTTGTGTTAGTGTACATTGAGCATTGACCAACTGATGTATTAGAAGCACCTGTAGTAGTTAATCTCATAGCTTGATAACCAATTGCTGTATTATTAGATGTTGTATTATTTTCAAGTGACCTAAAACCAACTGCAACATTATTTGTACCTGTGCTATTATCTAACATAGAACACATACCTATTGCTGTGTTAGAGCTACCTGTTGTATTAGCATTAAGTGAACAGAAACCTATTGCTGTGTTGTTGGAAGCTGTGGTATTTTTTAATAAAGAAGCTCTACCTATTGCTGTATTAAAATTACCTGATGTATTATCTCTTAAAGCAATATAACCAACTGCAGTGTTACAATTACCTGTCGTATTAAGACATAAAGAACAAGAACCTACTGCCACATTCTGACAACCTATAGTATTATATAAAAGTGAATGATAACCTACTGCGGTGTTTTCGGAAGCGGTGGTGTTGTTGAATAAAGAAAGTGAACCTAATGCTGTATTTGTATCTCCTGTCGTATTAGAACAAAGTGATTGATGACCTACTGCTGTGTTATTATTAACTGTGGTGTTGGATTTTAAAGCATTTGTTCCTAATGCTGTATTTTGAGTACCTGTTGTATTAGCATTAAGTGAACAGAAACCTACTGCTGTGTTGTTATTTGCTGTTGTGTTATTTCTTAATGAATCTGTACCCAATGCTACGTTAGATGTACCTGTTGTGTTAGACCTTAAAGAACATTTACCAATTGCTGTATTATCATTTGCTGTGGTGTTACATAATAAAGCATTTAAACCTACTGCTGTATTATAACAACCTGTAGTATTATAATATAGTGCGTATGCTCCTATTGCTGTGTTCCAACAGCCTGTTGTGTTAACTGTTAAAGAATTAGAACCTACTGCTGTGTTATATTCTGCTGTTGTGTTAGCATTTAAAGATAGATGACCAACTGCTGTATTATTAGAAGCTGTGGTGTTAGACAGTAAAGCGTTAATGCCAACAGCAGTATTACTACTGCCAGTAGTGTTGAATAATAAAGATTGAGTTCCCAATCCTGCATTATTATTCCCTGTGGTATTTGAGCTTAAAGTTCTTCTACCAAACGAAATGTTGTCACTTCCGCTAGTGTTTGCGTCTAAAGATTGATAACCAACTGCTGTGTTTCTATTGCCGCTTGTATTAGCAACCATTACGTCACTACCTAAAGCAGTGTTTTGCAGTCCAGTTAAAGAGCCGCTAGATAAGGAATTATCACCTAAAGCTACGTTACTTGTACCTACAGGATAATTACCATCTAGTTTAATTGTGCCACCATCTATACTAACATTACCAGCAACAGTTAATCCATCTGTAGTGATTGTTCCTACATTATCAATGTTTCCTGTGCCTGTTATATTGTTTGAGTTTAAATCTAGGTTTCCACCTAAGGATGGAGAAACGTCCGAAACGACTTCTGTAAATGCTGTATCCACTACATTTGTTCCATCAGAGTAAACCATCTTTTTACCCTTATCCGTTGCAGCCCAAGTCACTCCTGTTCCAGAAGTTGTTTTAACCGTTACCGTAAAGGCGCCACTGGTTGCGTTTTCAACAACATAAGTTTTTTCAATAGAGTCAGGAACAATGACATTGACATTTGCAGTAATCGTTCCTGTTAATTTTAAAACTTGATTTTTACCATTGGATAAAGCACCGTTTGAAAAAGTTAATGTAGCACCGGTTGTTGCATTTAAAGCAACGGCATCGTAACCGCCGATTGCTTGTTCTAGAATAAGTAAATTGGTATTCGTAATCTGGCCCCAGGTTCCTGAGTTTTCTCCAGTAGCCTGAACCGTTAATTTTAAATTAGCTGATGTAGTATTTGCCATATTTTAGATTCCTTAAATTATTTGATATTATTAAATTTAGACATTACTGTCAAGCGACCTCTTTCCACGGTGAATTTGTACCTGTATCCACTTCTACCCAGCCACTAATTGTGCCTGTATTGACATCAGTATAAGTCGTTCCTGATCCGGTATCTACTTCATTCCAAGTAACTGTTCTAAGTATACCTTCATCTATTGTCAAGCCTATTCCTGTTAAATTTACGGTTGCAGTTCCTTTAGTATCTACATCATTTTCTTGAACTGTTAGTTCTTGACCAGTTACATTGACATCGGCATTTGCAGTAACAACAACACTTCCTTCTGCAATAGTTAATGCTTGACCCGTTATATTGACATTTGCATCTCCAATAATTGAAGGAGTGTTTTCTTGAATTGTTAAATCTTGACCGTTGATATTAACATCAGCGTTTGCGGTTACTGTTACACTATTTAAATTAGCAGATAACAGTTCTCCAGTTATATTAACATTTGCATCTGCGGTGACCGTTTCATCACCTTCTTGCATGGATAGCAATTGACCAGTTACATTGACATCAGCATTTGCTGTAATTGTAACATCATCTAAATTAGCAGATAAGAGTTCACCGGTTACATTAACATCAGCATTAGCTGTGACTGTGACACTATCTAAATTAGCAGATAACAGTTCTCCAGTTATATCAACATCAACATCAGCGATTGCTGTAACACTATTTAAATTTGCAGATAATAATTGACCTGTTGGAAACGCATCGGTTGTAATTTCAATATTAACATTTCCTTCGTTGGTTGTTAAACCAATTCCAGTAAGGTTAACATTAGCATCTGCAGTAACTCCTGCAGTACCATCATTAACGGTTAAACCAATTCCTGTAAGATTAACGGTTTCGGAAACACGGCCCTGGCCCCATAGACCAATGCCCCATTCATTAGTACCCCAACCAGAAAATGTTGCCACTTAAGACCTCCTTGTTAGCCGGAGATTCTTAATATAGCTGCTGATGTAGTGAATGCTGGAAAAACGATTGTGAAAGTTCCTGCTGTACTAGTTTTATCTCCTCCAAAATCTAAAGCCGCAACAGCTGCATTAGTAACTGCAGAAGATGTGTTATAGATTAAAGCCCCTCTTGCAGTAATTGTTGCACCTGTAAAAGATAAATCTGCAAAATCAACAATCGCAACACCTGATGCAACTGAAGTATTTTGACCTGTTAGATCTCCTCCACCTGCAGAGTAAGAACCAGAAGCACCTACTTCTTGTGTAGTTGTGTATGAAGTTGTTGCAGAATTAAGAGTAGCTGAAGAGTTATAAAGAGCCAGTTTAAATTTATCACCACCTGATGAAAAATTATGATCACCTTCTAACAATTGTTTTTTAAAAGCATTTGCAATTGCTTGTGTTATAGCCATAGTTTATCTCCTTATTTTCCTCCGACTCGAGGAACACCTGATTGGTATTCATCTCGTCTTCTTCTTCCCATTTGTTCTACTGAGAAACCTTCAACTGCTTGTTTATATTTACCTTCATATAATTGCATTAAGTCGTTAGGTCCTTTTAAGAAGCTATACGCTTCTACTAAACATGCATACAAAAGTCCGTTGGGAAAATACTTACTTAAGTATGTTGTTGTATTACTACTAGATAAACCAGGATCTTTCAAGATATAATTTAATTGAATTTCATATGTTGAACTTGGCGTTGGGGCTAAAACAATAGTATCTTTATCCCACATACCGTAGTATTTTGGCTCTCCAGTCACCCCTGTTGAATTATATTCTGACATAAAACTCGTATCTCTATATTCTAAAAAATTTCTAGTTCCCCCTGATCCACCGTCTACAATTTGAGCCGATCGAACAATCAATAAATCAGCAGGTACATCGATAAATCTTTGTGAAGCAATTAAATTAGCTGTTGCATATCTTTTATTGTTATCTGAATCGACATCTCTGAATATTCTCCATTCAGCATTTTCAATAAATCCATCTACGATAGTAGATGTTAAAACATTACTATCTACTTCAGTGTAATCTCTAATTTGTTGTACTAATTCTGCGTATGTCATGTTATCGTTACTGTTACACTTCCTAAAGTTACATTAGCTTGTCTTTTATTATTAATAGAAGAACCATTATCCGGTACCATACCATTGTTTGAATTAAAAGCAAAGTCTCCCGGTAAAGATAAATCTACATTCATAAAACCACCATCCCCTGATGCCTGAGTAAAGATTTGTGGTCTAGCGTTTCTTAATCCTTGTCCATCTGCTGTAGTTGGTTTTGGTTCTAACTGTGGGTGTTTTGCTTCAAACTCAGAAATATGGACTCTGGAACCATTCCATTCAATAACCATTTCAGAATAAGGAAAAGCTTGACCTGATCTATCGGATATAAATTGTGCATATTTTCCTTTCGATAAATTAGACATTTGGATAATACGTTTTAGGGGTTATAAATGAACTTGAAGCTGAACCATCTTCTTCAAGCGCTCTTTTGAGTTCATCTTCATAGAGTAATTTCATTTGTTGAACCAATTGTGGATTAAATTTTTGTGATAAATAATATGCAAGTCCAGATACCATACACGGTACAAATCGATAAGGTACATCTGCCTCATTCGTATAGCTTCCGGCATCTTGTATTCTACTTACATAATAGTAATTTAAAAAATTACCTGCTTCTGTTGCACCAGGAGTTAAATATAAATTGATTGTAATTTTATCTATAAATCGTTGTACAAAATATTGTGTAGGTACACCGGTTTGTGTTTTATTAGATAGACCTTGATATGCGGATCTATTTATTTTAGTTAATGGAAAATCAACACCAGAAGAATTTCTATAAACAGCTTCTAAAACATCATCGACACCATATACTGAAGTTGGATCTGAAGTGCCATCAGCAGTAGATCTAAACATTGTATATTCTGTTTGACCATTTACTAATGTAATAGAATTATTTTTTACTTCCCAATAATGCAAACCTCTATTTGCCCATTCTTGAAACATTATGTTCAAAGAACGTCTAGCTGTTTTTATATCATTACCAGAATAATCAAATCGACCTATACGTTCATAGGCTTCAGTAATTATATCATCAATATAAAAACTTGATTCAAAAGTTGTAGTACCAGAGGTTGCCATTGGTCCTCCTATTATTTATCAATCAATACAGTTGCTTTTGCACTTGTAATTGCACTGCAAGTCATTCCACTCTCAAAAAGAATTCCATCCTCAGGCATGTTAAATGAAAACACATCTCCTGGAGGAACTTCTGCAGTGAATTGAGTTCCATTAATATCTTGTAAAGTTACAGATCCTGTATCAGTTGTAGTAGTTGTATTAGAAAGAATAATTCCTCTTAATCTTGTTCTACCCGCAAACACTTGAGATGCTGTT